AAGTTCCTATAATAGAAATCATTTACAGACATCTTTAACCGATGAAATTCGACACCGTCTAATTTTTCCCAATTGTCAAAACTAGGTGCCATAATTTTTTTATTACCACGACGTGGCGATGTTGTTTTTTTACGTTTTGGTGCTGCCATAACTAACTCCTATCTGTTATATTGCCATACTATTACCTAAAATACAGTATGTCAAGCCTTTTCTTTTCTTAAACTTTCCAACCCACCCTTTACACGCTCTGGGTAATCTCCCAAATATGAACCTGCAACTAGGTCGTCCTTACTTATAAGATGCTTATGAAAATGTTCTATATCATCCCAAATTTGTATCATAGTCTTGCCCATTTCATCAAAAAAGGAATCACTAAAAATTGGGTCATCTTCTTTATAATATGCATATGATGCCATAAGATAATATGGAACCATCATGTTTTGATTTTTGGCAAACAGTTCAGCCGCATATTGATCTAATATCACAATATTATCCGTTGCTGGTGTATTTGCGTGGAAGGTTTTGACAACTATGTGTTGGGTCAGGACTAAAAACTTCTATACAATTTCCTTGTATGTCCCAATTAACATGTGGCATATTAATAATTGTATGAAAGCTGAACGCAACCATACCAAGTATTACAAAACTACATACAACTACCGCAATATTTTGTACTGTTTTATTTAAAATACCTACTTCCATAATTAAGATCCTGTTACTAGCGAAAGAGAACCATCGTCTTGCATTTCAAAGTTCTCAATATAAGAATGATGTGTTCCGCTTTGATTAATACAACTATCAGCGGCCAACCATAATGACTTAATTGATCCGTTTATTGCCCACGAACTAACTTGCGCACTTGCACGTTTGCCACCGTCAGCCATGTCCAACATAAGTTCTTCATTTGTTGCATCAGCACGTACAAACTCATAAGTAACTTTTCGCATACGATCATGAAACATTTTAGTATCTAGGCCAATTGTACCTGCGTCCCAGATGCTCCAAACGCTGTCAACATTTAGTTCTTGACGTAAATCTTCAAAATGTTCAATGCATAACGTGTCAGTGTCAATATCTTCAAACTGCACATCTTCCATTGCAATTGTTTCTGCACTAACATCTTCAAATTTTACGGCTGTATCAAACATATTTTCTCCTGTTTTTTAACTTACTCTTATAATATAAAGCAAAAGGTATTGGTTGTCAAGAAAAAACGCAAGAAAGGTTTCCTGCGTTTTCAATGGGTTATAATTTTTTTATGTTGGAGGGCGTTTTGTAATACTATAATTTTTTGCCTGATCGTCTAAATCTTCAAAGTATTTAAACCCTTTATGTAAAACCCTATGTATACAATTGGTATCAAATAGTGAATGTATTTTACTATTAGATATACTATCATCTATGAATAAACTTATATTTCCTAAACCCTCAGGGGGCTCACTCAATACGTGTTTATAAAGTATTTCATCAGTTGTACTTTTTTTAAAACGTTTCTCGTACAAGGCCCTATTAACTCCAAATACTATATCCATAAATTCTGGAACACCATTTGTAATTTTTAAGTCTTGTGCAGCTAACACACATAAATCTGGATCTGTGCCTTGATAATTATTTAAATCATTTAATATATTAAGAATAAGTTGTGGATGATGTGGGATAATATCCCATCTCATTTTAACCACAAAATCATAATCATTATTTTTATAAACAAACTTCAAGCCTTCTATCCAATGGTAGTATTGTGCTATTGTATTCCACGGATAATCTTTATCGTTAAGTCTTTTGTTATTAGATATAATATTAGCTGTTTTATATTGTAATTCACTACGAAATCTATTACCGTAAAAGTCTACAAGTTTTATAGATTTAAAAAACTCTCTGTTTTTTATAGGTGAACAATGTTTCCAAGTAATACCATAAAAATCTACATTAAAATCAATAAGGTTATTGTCAATAAATTCCACAGTGTTTTGCCATACATCACTTACTGTACTGTAATTGTGTGGAATATATTGATTTTTTTCAACATTAGACGAATCCCAAGTTCTAGTTTCGCCACAAAATAAAAATGCTATTTTCATTATTTTTCTATCTGACGCTCAAACTCTCGTAGACGTTTATATACACTTGCTAGTTCAATAATAGTAGGCCATGCTTTAAGTATATATTGCATTGAACCTTCAACTCTACCAAATGCTCTAATAATCTGTTGCATTACACCTAGTGTAATTGCACCTGTTACAATTGCTGGTGCTAAGAATACATAAGCACTTAACACATTTGCTTGTAAATATGCAATACGTCCGATATTAAAGTATAGATAACGAATATAACTTTTAAAATGTATACTACGTACATCTAAAAATAATTCATCAATAGATTTAGGACGTATAGTATTATCGTCTTCTGCAATAACAAGTATCTTACGATATGCTGCTTCTTTTTTCTGTAAGTCATATTCAACACCTACTAATCTAAGAAGCCAACCTAGTCCAACTAAAAATAATGTTCCACCAATACTCCACACAAGAGCACCTGTAACAAGACCATATTGCCAATCCCCAAAAAAGAAAATTGTAAGTCCTGTACTAAGTCCTAGTAGAATTGGAACAAACTGTACAAGTATCATAATAGCTTCTATAAAACTAGTTCCTAGACCTTCCATAATTCTACTAAATTTGATGGTGTCTTCTTGTACACGTTGCGCTGCACCTTCTATTGTACGTGCTTTGTCATATACACTATGATACCATTCTACCATTGCTGTTCTCCAACGGAATAGGTAATGAGCAGTAAAGTAACTTACTACTACTGCAATAGCAACATAGATACTTGCCAAGTAAATAAAGTCAATTAAACTACTCCAATATTCAGTCATAGTAATTGCATTAGGTGAGGCTAATGCTTTTTGAATCATATCATAAAACTGGCCAAACCATTCATTGATTTTTACATCAATTTCAACTTGAACCCATAGTGATCCTAAAATGAGAGCTGACCCTAGCCAACTCCATAACCACCAATCTCGGTTCTTAAAAAATCTAAACATAATATTTCCTTTTCTATTAAGTATGTATATAATTACTTATCCAATGAAAACATGTACTGTGTCGTATAAATACACTATATAGGATAAAAAGTATGCCCAGACTCTCTCTTTATAAACCTTTCAAAGGTAATGACTTTAAATTTATGGATAGAACAATCCGCGAGCAATTTGACATTGGTGGCGTAGGTGTTCATATTCACAAATACTTAGGTCCTAGACCTAGTGAAGGAGGAGACCCAAGTGAGCCTAATTATGGTAGCGGATTGGATCTTGACAATATCACAGGACAAGAAAACAATCCAGAGGGACTTATAGACGAAACAAATATACAAGACCTGCTATTCATGGAAAACAGGGATCGTAAATATGATCCAGATGTTTTTGAATTGCGTGGAGTATATAATGTTGGTGATAATGACTTTGACTTAACACAATTTGGATTATTCCTTACAAACGATACACTGTTTATAACATTCCATACAAACGATATGGTAGAAAAGTTAGGCAGAAAACTAATGCCAGGCGATGTTTTAGAACTTCCCCATCTTAGAGACGAGCTATTATTAAGTGCAGATAAAGAAGCAATTAATAAATTTTATGTAGTTCAAGATGCAAGCAGAGGAAGTGAAGGTTTTTCACAAACTTGGTATAGTCATATCTGGAGAGTAAAGGTTGCACCACTAACAGATACACAGGAATACGCAGATATACTTGGTACTGCTGAAGATGCAGATAGTCTTAAAAATAAAATTAGTGCATATAAAACAGAACTTAATATTAGTAATGCTATTGTTGAAAGTGCAGAAGAAGCTAACCCTATTGGGTTACCATTAGCTGAACATTTATTTGGATCTGAAGAGCCAGAAAATAATTATGACCATGGAGAAACATTGGAACAAGGTGATCAGTTTCCAATTACTCCAAATGATGGTGATTATTTTGTAAGGACAGACTTTAATCCAAATAGACTATTTGTTTTCCGTGGAAGCCGTTGGCATAGACTTTATGATAATGTCAAGACAGATACTTGGAGTGATAGAACATATAATGCGAGTAGCTTTATTAATAATGAAAATACTACAGTTGTTGATAATAAAGAATTTGCTGAACGACAAGCACTGTCAAAAATTGGCACTAGCAAATCAGATACAATTAGTCCAGGAAGCGATTTTGAATGACCCAATATTTTTATGACAAACAAATAAGAAGATATATTCAACAGTTTATAAGACTGTTTAGTGGATTCAATGTACAGATGGGTACAGATGATACAGGACTTCCTGTATTCCAAAAAGTACCTGTGCGATATGGTGATATTAACCGTATGGCTGCACATATTACAAGAGAAAATTCTGAGAACGTTGTAAATAGTGTTCCTTTTATTAGTTGCTATGTTACAGATTTAAGTATGTTGCCTGAGCGTAGAACTTATCAAGATCACGTAGATAAAATAAATGTATTTGAAAAAAAGATAGATGAAACTACTGGCGAGACGTTAGACGATGTAGGCAATAGATATACTGTAGAGAGACATGCACCAGTTCCGTATAATCTTACAATGAGCTGTGATATTTGGACATCAAATACAGATCAAAAATTACAACTATTAGAGCAGATACTAGTACTATTCAATCCTACGCTTGATGTTAGGACATCAAGCAATCCAGTAGATTGGAGCGCATTGAGCCATGTAGAAATGACAAATACTACTTGGAGCAGTAGAGCAGTTGGATCAAGTATTGATGATATTATAGATGTAAGTAATATAACTTTTGCATTACCAATCTTTATTAATCCGCCAGCAAAATTAAAACAACAGAAACTTATTCACACTATAATAAGCGAACTATATAACTTAGATGATGAGAATTTGGATCTATTCGAATCAAAACAACTATTTGACAAAACAACATTAGAATATACAATAGTAACATATGAAGACAGAAAACTTAAATTTGAAAATAATAAGGCATATCTATTAAACCAGTTAGGCACAAGCCAAGATTTAGAAAATGGCGGAAACTTAAATTGGGAAGTTGATTTAGAAAACTTCAATACACTAAGACCTGGAATTAGTCAAATACGTTTAAGAAAAGATAACGATCCAGGTAATAAAGACAATGACATAATAGGAAGATTGGATTTAGATCCAAATAATACAAATGCATTGCTAGTAGATATTGACCCTGCAACATTACCAACTAATACCCTTACTGCAATAAATGGTGTATTAAATCCGCAATCAAGTTACCCTGGAGATGGAAATGTTCCTCTACCAACCCAAGGACAAAGATATCTAATATTAAATGATATTCCAGAAAGCACATCTTGGAGTCAAGCGGTTGCTTATAAAAATGATATTATAGAATATAATGGTGCCAATTGGATTGTAAGTTTTGATCATACTAACTCAACACCACAATATGTTACAAATACATCAAGTGGAGATCAATTAGAATGGAATGGTAAAGACTGGGTAAATAGTTTTGAAGGTGTTTACAATCCAGGTTATTGGAGATTATATCTATAAAATGATTAGAGCAAGCGGATGTATTTTTCTTAGTGTAGACTCTGGTAGAGTTATGCTACAATTAAGAAGTAATAGGGTTACACATCCTAATACTTGGGGATTTTTTGGTGGCAAAGGGGAAAATGACGAACGTCCTATAGAGACGCTTTTAAGAGAAATACAAGAGGAATTAATGATGACTCCTGATATTTTACGAATTATACCAGTGAATAAATTTACTGCCACAAATAGAAAATTTGAATACAATAGTTTCGTAATTACAGTTAGCAAGGAGTTTTGTCCTCCATTAAATTCTGAAAGTGCAGGTTATTGTTGGGTTAATATTGGCCAATGGCCACAACCTATACACCCTGGTGCTAGAGTGCAATGTAAAAGTAAAGAATTCATGAAAAAACTAAAAACCATCCAGGAGCAATCAAGCATCCTAGATGGTCAAAATAGCATTGTAATTACTTCTTAAGGCGTAATACGTTTTTTCATACTTGCAACAAATTGTTCACGCAACCATTCAAAATCATTAATTTTGTTTAGTGCTTCAACATCATCTGCATGTTCTTCACCATATGCTTTTCCTTCTAATGCACCTTTAATACAGTAGCGACCAAAACGTTCGCCAGTATCAACTGTAGTCCATGTTTCAAGTCTATCTATTGTTTCTTGCTTAGGAGTTTCGCTTTGTTGAATTCCACTTGACAGTTTTACGCATTCACGGAATGCACTACGCCAGGTTCTATATGGATCTTTATTAAACCTTGTAACATTTGATACATTACTAACAGGTTGATAAAAAGATACGCCTGCGGTAAAGTCTGGTAATATATGACCCATTTCTAACAATTGTTCTCTTGGAAATAATTTAATACCACCATATCCATATTCTAGACCATTTATTGGATTTCTGGCACTCCATACATATGTTGTGTTAATACGTTTGGCCATTGGCGGAACATAATCAAAGTGAAAATCTCCCATAATATCTGCATCTGCATCAACAATATATACCATTTCTGTTGATGATTGTTTTGCACATTCCTTGTGGGCGTTGCCAATACCTTCTACATTTTTAACATGCTTTGCATCTGGAAATCTTTGTTTAAGAAGTTGAAAATTTCTATCTGCTTCTTCTTCATGATAACTAATCATAAACACGTCAAAGTCAGCATCATGATAATTAGCTGTAATTTTATTTCTATACTTTCCGTATACAACACCGTCTGTTGGTACTAATTGTAAGTCTCCCCAAGTTACAGATCTATTAGTTCTTTTAATAGATTTAGGAAA